CTTCAATCTGTTGATTCTTGCTTTGTAATTGTAACAAACCCTCAGTCTGCAAATTAAAATCATTTTGCAAGCTATCTATAGCAGCTTTTTGTTCCTGATCTCTTAATTCAAATGCTTGATTTAAACTAGATAATCTTTGATTTTGATAGTATAAAAATCCTGTTATAGACAGTAATACAACTATTACACCTAAAAAAATTTTACTCATTATTCACTCTGTTTAATAACTATTATTGATGAACTACCACCATTAACTTTTACTTCGTTAGTAACACCATCTTGTTCTAGTATTACTGTATAAGAATTATTGCCATCTATAACTAAATTAGCACTAGAACTTACTTCACGTTTTAAAGTTACTGCTTGACCCGAAACAATAGTAGTTATCTGTGTTTTTTGATCTTGTCCTACAATAGTGCCTTTTATATCTATTGCAGTAGCTACCTGTTCTATTTCGCTTTCATCATCTGTTTTATCTAACTCTGTGATGATATCTAGTAAATCTTCTAAAAAATTTACGTTTAATGCATCGTAATCCAATTCTGTAAATTCTAACTCTTCTGATTCTAATTCGTCTTCTGCTAATGCGTCATACTCAAGTTCATTAAAATCTAAAACACTATCTGCTTTTTGTGTTGTTTGTTCTTCTTCTTCTTGTATTTTTTTAGGAGGAGAAACAATCAACATGTTGTCTATAAAATCTAAAGATAAATCTAAAATGACAGGTTCTGATGGAGCACTTTCAAAAGTAGTTGTTGTAGTAGCCTGGTAAGCTTTGTTTAACACTACCTCACCTAAAGCTGTTGTAACAACTATCTCTCCAGAAGGTGTGCCATCCTCATTAGGCAAAAGAATAAAAAGACTTTCGCCTGTATCTGCCTCTACTGTGACTGTAAAGTCTGTACCTCTTATACCAACAGTTGCACTATTTGTTCTAAGAGTCATGTTTTTTTTAGGAACAGAACCTAAAAGACCTGTGGTAAATCTAGCTGTACCTTTTACAAAACTTAAAGCTAATTTAGAATTACTAGGATTAGCATCAAAAACAAACTCATCAATAACTACTTCTGAGTGTTCTGTAATCTTTATAGTGGTATCGTCAACAAAACGAATACCCATTCTGCCTTGCTCTGTTTGAGCCTTATCATAAGATTGAATACCAAAGTCTGTAACGACTTCATAACTTTGATCTCTTTCTATTTGAGCATTACCTGAAACTTCTTCTACTGCACCTATATCAGCAACTTGTGCTTGTACCTTGGTCGTTTTGAATAATGCAGAAAGTACCATTATCACCATCAGAAAAGATACGTAACCAATCATTGTCCAATGTGCTTGCCTGTGTAACATTTATTGTTCTTGAATTACCTTCGTGATCTAAATAAAAATATCCGCCTTGATAGCCGTCACCGTTATAGTTGATAGTATTTGAATCAACATCAATATCCACATCAATAGTGTTGCTATCTCCTTGTATTATCCAATCTAAATCTAATGTAGATGCCATAGCTGTTGTAGCTTGATCTAAAGACATATCATTTGCGTTACCTGTTACATCAATATTTAAGTTTGAAGTATCAGCTCCATAAGTATTTGTAGGATCAATTTGTATATCAAATTCATTATTATTGCCATCAAACTCAAAAAAGCCTGTAAAAGTATCTGATGTAATATCTCCTTTAAATAAATTTGCATCGCCTATTTGGTTTATATCTATAGTCATTGTTGCTCCATCCAAATCTAAAGCTGTCATAGAACCTGCTGCTGCAGACTGACCGCCTATCAAGTTACCAGAACCTAGTTGCTCTACATCTAAATTTAAAGTTCCTCCTGCTTGGTCTATAGATATTTCATTGTCAGCCACGAATATCTGCACACTCATCAAGAGCACAGCTAGGTGTAACAATGTTATTTTTTTTAGTTTCATCTAAACTCCAAAGATTTAATTTAATTCCTTTTTGTATTATCTTTAAAACAGCAAACTCTATAGCAGATTGTAAAGCTATTGTTACTGATTCGTTTTCAACGTTACCATTTTCTATCTCGATTAACTCAGTATCATCTTTTACAAATCTAAATACATCTCCTGTCTGTCCATGACTTAAGATAGTTTTAGTTGTTGTAACCTCTACTAATATTCGACCTGTTAAAACAGAAACTAATCGCAAGCTTAAAGTAACAGTATCTTGTCTGTATTGTCTGCTTACACCTATGCCTAATAATCTAGCTCCATTACCGCCTGATCTAACATTAGATTCATAAGCAACTATTGCACCTTCAAAAAGCATACCTGCAAACAATAATGGTTTTAATTTCTGTTCGTCTTTAAAATCTTGCCTAGAGCTTCTAATTATCTGTCTTTCTTTAGTAAGGTTATCTAAACCAACTCTTTCTACAACAGTAAAAAATTTACCTCTACCTGCATCTTTCAACGCCTTTATTAAAAGGTTAGAGGGAGCCTGGGTTACTGCTGTAGAAAATGAAGCATAAGTGCTGTTACTTCTTCTTTGCCCTGTTTGATCTAAAAATGCAGTTGGGTATACAGCAACAATAAGTTTTTGTTTAGGCGGAAACAAATACTCTAATTCGTAATTTATTACATCATGCAGATATGGATACTTAGATATACGAAAATTTTCTAGTTTATTTTTTGGTAAAGCTCCGCAACTAGAAAGTAAAACTATTAATAGGAAAAGTAATGACAGTAACATTACCTTCCTCATCAGTAATAGTAAGCGTAATTGTTTTATCATCTGATTCATATTCTATGGTATTGCCCTCTAATTCTATTGAACCTTCTTTTGATGCTTCTTCTCCAAATAAATTTTCTACAAGTTGTCTTGATAATTGAGCATAAACTCTTGACTCTAAATTTCTAATAAATCTAGCTAAAGTAGTATTTGCTTCATCTCTTTCTATTTGTTCAGCAGCAGCTTTTATCTCTTCTAGTAATGTTTTCTTTCTACTAAATTCTTGATTTTCTATAGTCAAATAATGCTGCGATGTATTTATTCCAGAAAAGCTAGGCGATTTAAATTTAAATACCATCTCATCTGTAAACACAAAGTTTGAAAACAAAACCAAGAAAAAAATCAACAAAATTAAAAATATAATTGTGTTTAGCTGTCTTTTTTTATATTCCCACCAATCTCTCATTAGTCTTTCCTCTGATCGTCTCTATCTGCTTTTGCTATTTTATCTTTCTGTACCAATTGAGGTACTCCCAACATAGTTTTCAATAAAGTATCTTGCCTGATTATTTCATTATCTACACTTCTAACTCTGTCAATAAGAGCAACCAATATACCTTGTTGTGCATCTAATTTAGTTTGTAATCTATCTTCCATAGCTTTTAGTTGTTCATTTACCTTATCATCGACTACATCTATTTTAGACTCCATGCCATCAATAATCCTATTAATAAGTTTCCAAACAAATATTCCAAGACCAAGAGCAGCAGCAACAGGAAATCCTAGTTCTGTTATTAGTCTTACAATATCATCCATATCTAAATATTGTCAGGATCAAAAATACCTGTATCTATAAGTTTTTGTCTATTTATTAAATGTTCTGCTTCTACGTCTTTTTTGCTCTGTCCATAATATTTAACAGCAAAACCACCGTCCACCATACCTTGATTAATGTCTTCACCATCACATACTACAGTACCTAAAACTCTACCAAATTTACCTCTGGAATCTTTTAGCTCTGTTCTAATTACAACTTGGTCTGCTATTTCTATAGCTTTGGATAAAAAAGCTGATGCAAGTTTACCTCTAGCCTTTTCGTCTTTATTTCTAGTTCTGCTTTCAGGAGTATCAATCCCATACAAACGCACTCTAGATTTATAAGATACAGAAAAACCTAAATCTAAGATCACATCAATGGTATCGCCATCAACAACTCTTTCTACTTTGCAACTATATTCATACATTATCTTTTTTTACCTTTATGCAAGCCATGTCTAGCGTGCTGTTTACCTTTTCTTGTAGCC